GTGGAGGCGGCGGAGGCGGAGTGGCTGTTTCAGGCCCGTGATGCACAATTGCCGCCTTATGGTGACTGGCGAACCTGGCTCATCGTGGGTGGCCGCGGCTCGGGCAAAACGCGGGCCGGGGCTGAATGGGCATCCGGTATGGCGCTGGGACTGCCGCCCTTCGCCAAGGCGGCATGCGGACATATTGCGTTGGTTGGCGAAACCTTCGGTGATGCGCGCGAAGTGATGGTGGACGGACCGTCCGGTATTCTGGCGGTGTCGCGGCTGGCGCGCCCCCGTTATGAAGCGACGCGCCGCAGGCTGTTATGGGAGAACGGCGCGGTAGCGTCGCTTTACTCCTCCGAGGACCCCGATAGTCTGCGCGGTCCACAATTCGACGCAGCATGGTGTGACGAGCTTGCGAAATGGAAAAACCCGCAGGAGACCTGGGACATGCTGCAATTCGGCCTGCGTTTGGGAACATTTCCCCGCCAGGTCGTGACCACGACGCCGCGCGCGGTTCCGCTCCTGAAAGCCTTGGTTGGGGATGCCACGGTTTCGATGACGCATATGCGGACGGACGAAAACGCGGCCAATCTGGCGCAAGGCTTTATGCAGACGATCAACCATCGCTACGCGGGCACACGTCTTGGACGGCAGGAACTCGACGGTGAACTGATCGAGGAACGTGCGGATGCCTTATGGTCACGTGATCTTATCGAGCGGTGTTTCGAGGCCCGAGCCCCGGAACTGGTGCGAATTGTCGTGGCCGTCGATCCGCCTGCCTCGTCGGGTAAGGCATCGGATGCCTGCGGTATCGTTGTTGCCGGTATCGACGATGAAGGAATTGGCCACGTATTGGTCGATGCCAGCATGGGTGCCGCGAAGCCGCATCAATGGGCGCGAAAAGCCATTGCGCTTTTCCACGCGCATCAGGCGGATGCTATTGTCGCGGAGGTCAATCAGGGCGGCGAGATGGTGGCAGCCGTGCTGGCTGCGGAGGACGCGAGCGTGCCTGTTCTCAAGCGCCATGCGTCCAGAGGCAAATTTCTGCGGGCAGAGCCGGTGGCCGCACTCTATGAACAGGGGCGCATTCGTCATGCTGGACGATTTCCGGCGCTGGAGGACGAAATGTGCGATTTTGCGCCGGGCGGTCTTTCCAACGGTCGGTCGCCGGACCGGCTCGACGCGCTGGTCTGGGCGCTGGGTGAACTGATGCTTGGCACCGATCGCAAACCGCGTATCCGCCGGTTTGGCTGAACAATCTTAATTTTGGAGAAGCCATCGAATGGCATGGAACTGGGTCCGAAAATGGCCGGGGCGACGAAGCACGCCCATATCTGCCATAAAGTCTGACGCGCCGCGTCAGACCAAAATGGCGAACGGTTTTGTCGCCCTGCATATGGATCATGGCGCATCATGGATTGCGCGGGATTATACATCGCTGGCGCGCGAAGGGTTCATGCGCAATCCGGTCGCCCATCGCTGCGTGCGCATGATTGCTGAAGCAGCAAGCAGCGTGCCGTGGCTGCTGTACGAAGGTACAACTGAACATGAAACGCATCCGCTGCTCGATCTGCTTACCCGCCCTCAGAGCGGGCTGGACGGGGCGACATTCTTCGAGCGGCTTTATGGGCATTTGCTGATTTCCGGCAATGCCTATGTCGAACGCGTCGATCTGCCGAGCGGTCGTATGGAAATGCATCTCTTGCGCCCGGAGCGGGTCAGCGTCGAGACCGATATTGACGGTTGGCCGCAGGCGCTGGTCTATCGATCGGGAAATGCGGCCAGACGACTTTCTCTGGGAAGTGACGGTGCGGCTGCCTTGCAACTCAAGCTGTTTCATCCGCTGGATGACCATTACGGGTTTCCGCCGCTGGAAGCAGCACTCATGGCGCTCGACATTCACAATGCGGCAGGTGCCTGGAACAAGGCCCTGCTCGACAATTCGGCCCGGCCTTCCGGTGCGCTGGTCTATGCGCCGAAGGACGGCGGCAACCTGACCGAGGAGCAGTTCGAGCGTCTCAAGGAAGAGCTGGAGGAGGGCTATACCGGCGCTTCCGGTGCCGGGCGTCCGCTACTTCTGGAAGGCGGTCTGGACTGGAAGGCGATGGGCTACAGTCCGCAGGACATGGATTTTATCGAAGCCAAGAACGGCGCCGCCCGCGATATTGCGCTTGCCTTTGGCGTGCCGCCGATGCTGCTCGGTATCCCGGGCGACAATACCTATGCCAATTATGCGGAGGCCAATCGTGCCCTCTACAGGCTGACGGTGCTGCCGCTGATAGGCCGTGCCGCCAAGGCGTTGTCTGGATGGCTCGGTCCGCATTTTGGCGACGAGCTTCGGCTCGATCACGATATCGACCGGATAGACGGGCTGTCGTCCGAGCGGGAATCGCTGTGGCGGCGCATTTCCGATGCGCCTTTCCTAACCGATGAAGAAAAACGTGATGCGGTCGGCTATCAGCCGCATTCAGCCCTGCAACAAGGAAGGAGGTCGTCATGACGAACTTCAACGATGCAGTATTCACCTCTGAGGCGACATGGATATGGTTCGCCAAGATGGCCGGTGCAGTGGCAGGGTCGGCTGTGTCGCTTGCCTATATGCTGCCGCACGGAAAGCGCGAAGCAGCGATCCGTTTCGCGGTCGGCATCATTTGCGGCATGGTCTTCGGTGGTGCCGCTGGCGTCAAGATTTCGGAAACGCTTGCCCTGGGGGGGGTGCTCGGTCGGGCGGAACTGATGCTGATGGGATCGGCAGCGGCAAGCCTTGCCGCCTGGTCTGCGCTTGGCATCTTCAAGCGCTTTTCCGAGCGGCTGAAGCATGCGCCCATCCCGGGAATTCTTCCAGAGGAAAGGGGGCGCAATGGCGATGCATGATATGCGGCTGGAAACGAAACAGGCCGCACTTGCCATCAAGGATGTGGAACTTGATGGCAGCTTTTCCGGTTATGCGAGCGTCTTCGGACTTCCCGATCTCGGCAACGACGTGATCGAACGGGGCGCTTTCGCCCGCTCGCTCGCAAAGGCCGGTGTGTCGGGCGTGCGTATGCTCTGGCAGCACGATGCGAGTGAGCCGATCGGTGTATGGACCGCGATCCGCGAGGATGCGCGAGGCCTATATGTCGAGGGCAGGCTGGCCAAGGGCGTCGCGCGGGCTCGCGATGCGCTGGAACTGATGCGCGGCGGTGGGCTGGATGGTTTGTCCATCGGTTTCCGCACTGTCAAGGCGCGTAAGGACGCGCGCACCGGCCTGCGTCACATCATCGAAGCCGATCTTTGGGAAATCTCGGTTGTCACCTTTCCGATGCTGCCGCAGGCGCGGGTCAGCAGCGTCAAGGCGACACTGCCGACGATCCGTGAATTCGAACGCTGGCTCACGCGGGATGCGGGGCTGAGCCGAACTGCCGCGAAAACTGTCATAGCCAAAGGCTATGCGGCGCTTGCCGGCCAAGGGCAGGGGCGGGACGCTGGCCTGTCATCCGATGATAGAAGCCTCGCGCAACGTATGCGCGATGCCGCTAGAGCATGTCTCCCGCAAACGGGAACCGGCTTCGGCGTAAGACGTGCGTAAAAACAAATAGATAGAGCATCTCCAATGTTTCAGCCAAACAGGAAATGCTCTGGAATGATCTGAAACAACGAAACCACAGGACCGATATGGAAGAAAACCAGACCATCCCGCTCGAAACCAAGAGCGTGGAAACGAAGGCGCTTGGCCACAATGATGGCGATGTCTCCGAGGCTTTCGACGAGTTTATGACGGCATTTTCGGCTTTCCGCGAGGCCAATGACGAACGGTTGAAAAAGGTCGAAAAGGGTGTGGATGCCGATGTGCTGCTGCGCGACAAGGTTGATCGCATCAACCGTGCGCTTGACGAACAGAAGGCGGCGCTCGACCAATATGTTCTCAAACAGGTGCGTCCGCCGTTGGTTGGTGTCGCACCGCTCGCCAACAATGTCGAGCACAAGCAGGCTTTCGATGGTTATGTTCGCCGTGGCGACGAGCAGACGCTGCGCGGCCTGGAGCAGAAGGCGCATTCCTATGCATCCGGTCCAGATGGCGGCTATCTGGTGCCAGCCGAACTGGAAACAGAGATTGGACGCAGGCTGGCTATCCTGTCGCCGATCCGTGGCATTTCCAGCGTAAGGCAGGTTTCAGGTGCGGTTCTGAAAAAGCCGTTCTCGGTCAGTGGCCCGGCCACGGGTTGGGTCGGTGAAACCGATGCGCGCCCGCAAACTGCATCGGCGAAGCTGGCCGAGCTGCAGTTCCCGACCATGGAAATCTACGCCATGCCAGCAGCGACTTCCTCGCTCCTCGACGATGCGGCGATCAATGTCGAACAGTGGATCGCCGAGGAAGTGGAAGCAGCCTTCGCCGAGCAAGAAGGGGCAGCATTCGTCAATGGCGATGGCGTCAACAAGCCGCGCGGTTTCCTGAATTATGAAAGCGTCACGGATGATGCCTGGGCATGGGGCAAGATCGGCCATATCGCGACCGGCGTTGCAGGCGCGCTGCCGGTGGAAGATCCATCGGACAAGCTGATCGAGCTTATCTACGGTCTGCGGGCCGGCTATCGACAGAATGCCAACTTCGTCATGAACCGCAAAACGCAAAGCGTATTGCGCAAGCTCAAGGACAAGGACGGCAACTATCTCTGGCAGCCGCCGTCCTCCGTTGGCGAAAAGGCCTCGCTGATGGGCTTTGGACTGGTCGAAGCCGAGCACATGCCGGACATCGCAGCCGACAGCCCGGCAATTGCTTTCGGTGATTTCGGACGGGGCTATCTGGTGGTGGATCGCATTGGCGTGCGTGTATTGCGCGATCCTTATTCGGCCAAGCCTTACGTGCTCTTCTACACCACGAAGCGTGTCGGCGGCGGCGTACAGGATTTCGAGGCAATCAAACTGCTGAAATTTTCTGCCTGACATCTTCGATCACGTCGTACCTGTCAATTTTCTCTGGGGGTTTTGGAGCTATCCTGCCGGTTTTGGCAGGTAGTTTCCTGCTCCAAAGCAAGTGAATCTCCGTTCGGAGTTCGTGTTTAACTGTCTGATTTGAAAGTTATCATTTAGAGGAAAGCCCATGACAATGTTTCTTGTCACGCCACCGGCGCTGGAGCCGGTGACGATCGCAGACACACGCGCATTTTTACGAATTTCCACTGAGAGCGAGGACGAAATTCTGCATCGTCTCATCGCGACCGCCCGTGAAATCATTGAAGCCGAAACCGGGTTGTCGCTGATCGACCAGACTTGGCGTTTGCGTGTGGATCGCTGGCCACGCTCGGGTCGACTTGCCCTGTTCAAATATCCCGTCAAGTCCGTGGCGGCTGTGGTGGCATACAGGCAGGATGGAACCGCAATCAGTTTTTCACCGGAAGAATTCGTCCTCAACCATGGCAGCAGGCCGCAGCGTCTTTATATGGCGCAATATCCAGATGCGGCGGAATTCGTTGGTCTCGAGGTCGATTTCGTGGCCGGTTTCGGAGAAACTGGCGTGGAAGTTCCAGACGCTCTCAAACATGCGATCCTGACGCTCGTGGCGCATCTTTACGAGTCACGCGCAGGGGTCGATGCCGATGCCGCATCGCGCTCCTTTCCACCGGTCATCAGCCAGATGATAGATAGCTGGAAGAGAGTGTCTCTATGAACAACGTGCTTTTCATAGATCCGGGCCAGCTTACCTCCGAGCTGGTGCTGGAAGCCATGCAGCCGATAGCGGATGGCATGGGCGGTTACGCCGAGAACTGGTCCGAGGTCGGCATGGTTTGGGGGCGGATCGAACCGCTTTCAACATCGCAGAAGGATTTCGGCACGCGCCCGCAACCGGAAGTGACGCATCGCATCCTGCTGCGGTTCCGTTCCGATGTTTCGACCGCCATGCGGCTGCGCAAGGCTGGGCGGATATTTTCGCTGCGTTCCATCCACGATCCCGATGAAAGCGAACGCTATCTCGTCTGTCTGGCGAGCGAGCAGGGGCGATGAATATTTCAATGCAACTTACATTCGATGGTCTTGTCCGTGCGCTGCGCTGGAAAGCGTTGTCGGCCCGGGAAACCATCGCAGTTCAACAGGTGTTGGCATCGGTTGATACCGGCATTCGTACAGCCAACAGTGCAGGCGGGGGCAAGCATGAGGAATGGCGCGGCAGCATTGCAGAAGGCTCTATTTGAGGCTTTGAAGAATGATGATGAACTCATTGAATCGATTGGCGGAGAACGCATCTACGATCATGTTCCCCCAAAAGCACCTTTTCCCTATGTGACGCTCGGCGAGACCGCCAGCCGCAACTGGGATACGTCGACGGAAAAGGGCGGCGAGCATTTTCTTAATATTCAGATATGGGCGAAGGAAAGTGGGCGCAAACGCGTGCTGGACATTGCCGCCAGGATTGCAACGACACTCGACGAAAAGCCCGTCGAGGTGAACGGTCATCGCCTCGTGAACCTTATGCTGACAGAAGTTCTGGCACGCAACACCGACGGAATGGGTAGCTATCTCGGCACCATGCGCTATCGCGCCGTGACAGAGCCTGCAAACTAAAATCTGGGAGATTTGAATGGCAGCACAGAGAGGCAAGGACATCTTGCTCAAGACGGTGCGGGACGACGGCGCGTTTGAAACCTGCGCGGGCTTGCGCACCAAACGTATCGCGTTCAACACCGAAACCGTGGATGTGACGGACGCCGATTCTGCGGGGCGCTGGCGGCAATTGCTGGCAGGCAGCGGGGTTCAGCGCGCGTCTGTCAGCGGATCGGGCATTTTCAAGGACGCGGCGTCTGATGCGCTGGTCCGCCGGATTTTCTTCGAGGGCGAGATACGCGACTGGCAGATTGTCCTGCCGGACTTCGGCACGGTCAGCGGGCCATTCCAGATAACGGCACTGGAATATGGCGGCAATCACGATGCGGAAGTGACTTTCGAGATCGCATTGGAATCGGCAAGCCTCATTGCCTTCAGCGAGGCCCTGTGATGGTTAATCGCCATCGCGGCGAGGTCGCGGCCCGACTGGATGGCCGTGACTGGACACTCTGCCTGACGCTTGGTGCTCTGGCAGAACTCGAAACGGCTTTTGAAGTCGATAATCTTTCAGACCTGACCGCACGCTTTTCGACGGGACGACTTTCTGCGCGCGACATGCAGCGTATTCTCTGCGCGGGGCTTCGCGGTGGCGGTCATATGGTCAGCGAGGATGATGTGGCCGAGATGCGTGCGGAAGGTGGGGCTGCGGGCTTTGCCCGCATCGTCGCATCGCTGCTGACAGTTACTTTCGGATCGCCTGAAAAGGATTCCACGCCAAACCCTTGAGGGCCGCAGTTGAATCGAAACCTGCACCGCAAAAGCCGCTTCCTTGGCCATTTCCCTGGGATGAGGCAATGCGAGCGGGATTCGGTCTGCTGCGGCTTTCCCCACAGGCATTCTGGTCGATGACGCCGCGTGAACTGAACGCTGCGCTTGGCCCAACCGCACCGGTTTTCGATGCGCCTTCGCGCCAGTCGCTCGAGACGCTGATGCGCGCCTTTCCTGACAGGTGAATGATGACAGATGAAACCGTTACCGTATCCGTCAATGCGGATACGAGCGCCTTTGACCGCGCTCTGACCGATCTTGAAAAGCGTTCGTCGAGCTTCGGCAATAGCCTGACTTCGGCTCTAAAAGGCGCGATTACATCCGGCAAGGGATTGGAAGACGTGCTGCGCGGCCTCGCGACCAATCTGGCCGGGACTGCGCTTTCGGCAGGCATGCAGCCATTGCAAAGCCTGACTTCGTCTATGATGGGCGGGCTTTTCAGCGGCATTCGCGGCATCATGCCTTTTGCCAAGGGCGGGGTGGTGTCGAGCCCCACCTATTTCGGTATGGGCAATGGCTCGCTTGGCCTGACGGGCGAGGCGGGCGCCGAAGCCATCCTGCCACTTGCACGCGGTGCGGATGGCCGTTTGGGCGTTGCGACGGGCGGCGGCGGCAAGCCGGTACAGGTCGTGTTCAACATGACCTCGCCAGACGCCTCGTCCTTCCGCAAGTCGGAAGCGCAACTTTCGACGATGCTGGCAGGCGCGGTGCGCCGCGGCGCAAGGAGGCTTTGAACATGATCCCGAAAAGTGGGAACCGGTTTCAGGGACTGATCATGCGTGAGGAAATAAGAACATGATCGAAGCCTTTCATGATGTGCGCTTTCCGCTCGGCGTTTCTTTCGGAGCGACGGGCGGGCCGGAATGGCGCAACGAAATCGTAACGCTCACTTCCGGTATGGAAAAACGCAATGCCCGATGGGCGCATTCCCGCAGGCATTTCGATGCCGGAACCGGTTTGCGTTCGCTGGATGATTTGCGGCAGGTGCTGGCCTTCTTTGAGGCGCGGCGCGGTTCGCTTCACGCGTTCCGGTTTCGCGATCCGTTCGATTTTTCGTCTGCTGCGGGCAGTGTGCCGCCCAAGGCGACCGATCAGCGGATTGGGGTTGGCGATGGGGCGAAGGTCAGCTTTCAGCTCATCAAGCATTATGAGAGTTACGACCGCCCGATCACGCATCCTATAGCCGGTTCCGTTCTGGTTGCAGCAGACGGCGTACCCCTCCCGGAAGGCGAGGCATTCAGCGTGGATCACACTGCAGGAACGGTGAGCTTTTCATCGGATTACGTGCCCGCTTCGGGCGCAATCATCACCGCAGGATTCCTGTTCGATGTACCGGTGCGTTTCGACACAGATCGCCTGACGGCAAGCATCGCCTCGTTTCAGGCAGGCGAAATTCCTTCGATACCGATCATAGAGGTTAAGATATGATCCCGGTTCCGGCAGAACTTGAATCACATTTGCAGCGCGAGGTGACAAGTCATTGCTTCGCCTGGCTTATCAGAAGAAGCGATGGCGTTGTTCTTGGCTTCACCGATCATGATTGCACTGTGCCCGTAGACGGAATTGCCTGCGAACCTTTGACCGGTCTCAACAGCAGCGAAGCTTCAACCATGCTCGGCCTGTCCGTGGCAGGTGGGGAGGTCGAGGGTGTTCTGTCTTCATCAAAGATCAGCGATACAGATATTGAACAGGGCCGCTATGACGGCGCCTCCATCGAGGCTTATCTGGTCAACTGGACAGCGCCGGCACAGAATATGCTCCTGCGTCGCTGGACGTCTGGCAAGATCAGCCGGTCCGGCAGCCGGTTCGTGATGGAACTGAAAGGGGCGGCGGCAGCGTTTGACGCAGTGCGCGGACGCCGCGTGCTGCGCCATTGCGATGCCGGTCTGGGTGACAGCCGTTGCGGCGTCGATGTCCACGATCCGCGTTACTTTGCTGAATGTACCGTACTGGCGGCGGACGGTCCAAACCTGACAGTGACAGGTCTCGATCGCTTTGCTCCGGGCTGGTTTGCCTTAGGTATGCTCAGCTGGATTGGCGGTGCGAATTTCGGTCGGACCGTCCGCGTGACGGTTCATGCCGGGCCAGTCCTCAGACTTGTCGAGCAGCCGGTGCTGCCTGTCGTGCAAGGCGATGCGTTTCGTATCATTGCTGGTTGCGACAAGAGCTTTGCGACCTGCAAGGGCAAGTTCGTGAATGGACCGAATTTTCGTGGTTTCCCGCACCTGCCGGGCAATGATGCGGCCTATGCCTACGTCAATGGCGGCAGTGAGTATGACGGGAGCGTGCTGGTTCCATGACAACCGCCGGGGATGTTTTGTTCGAGGCGGAACGGTGGATCGGAACGCCCTATCGCCACGGCGCTTCCACGCGGGGCGTCAGTTGCGATTGCCTCGGTCTGGTGCGGGGTGTCTGGCGCTCACTTTACGGCTGCGAGCCGGAAGCCCCCGGCATCTATGCGCCCGACTGGGCCGAAGTTTCGCCCGGCGATCCCATGCTGGAGGCTGCGTCCCGCCACATGATCCGGCGGGGTTCTTCCGAGCCAATGCCCGGTGACCTTCTTGTGTTTCGCTGGCGAGTAGGTCTTGCGGCCAAACATCTAGGGATCATGGCCCATGACAACCGTTTTATCCATGCCTATGAGGGACACAGCGTGATGGCGTCGGCTCTGGTGCCGCAATGGCGAAATCGCATCGCTGGAATTTTCATCTTTCCCGAACGGAAAATCTGATTCATGGCCACAATCGTTTTGCAGGCGGTGGGCGCCGCGGTGGGCGGCATCTTCGGACCTGTCGGCGCTGCAATCGGCGCTGGTCTTGGCGCGATGGGCGGCTATGCCATCGACAACGCACTCATCAATTCCACACGTCATGTCGAGGGTGCGCGCCTGAACGGCGGGCGTGTCGCTACCGCAGAAGAAGGGGCCGCTCTGCCCTTTGTCTATGGCACGGTCCGGGTTTCCGGCACGCTCATCTGGGCGACGCGGTTCGAGGAACAGAAGACCACGGAACGTCAGGGCGGCAAGGGCGGGCCGAAAGTCACGAGCTACAGCTATTACGGCAATGCCGCCTATGCTGTCTCGGAAGGCTCGATAGCCGGTATTCGTCGCATATGGGCCGATGGGCAGGAACTTGATCTGACCGAGATTGAAATGCGTGTCTATCGCGGCACGGATACGCAGGCTCCCGATCCGCTGATTGAAGCCAAGCAGGGAGCAGGAAATGCGCCCGCCTATCGCGGCACGGCCTATGTGGTGTTCGAGCGCATTCCGCTCGACCGGTTCGGCAATCGCCTGCCGCAGTTCCAGTTCGAAGTGATGCGCCCCGTCGGCAAGGTTGCGCAATCCGTCCGGGCGGTGGCACTGATCCCAGGTTCGACGGAGTTCGGACTATCGCCCGATCCGGTGAGCGACGAACCGATTGCCGGTCAGAAACGCTGGATCAACCGCAATATTCTGCGCGCCCGCAGCGACTGGACAGCTTCATTGGACGAGTTGCAGGCCCTTTGCCCTGACCTCCATCATGTTGCGATTGTGCTGCCATGGTTCGGTGATGATCTGCGCGCCGGTTCCTGCCGGATCAGGCCCGGTGTCACCGCGCTTTCGGCCCGCAAGCCGAGCCAAGCCTGGAAGGCAGAAAATGTAACGCGAGCCGACGCGCATCTCATCTCCAGAAGCGGCGATGGGGCGGCCTATGGAGGAACGCCGTCCGATCAAAGCGTAATTGCTGCCATTCGCGACCTGAAAGCGCGGGGCCTCAAGGTAACTTTATATCCTTTCATCATGATGGACGTGCCGCCTGACAATCAGTTACCGTCACCTTATGGCGGCATTGGTCAGCCTGCCTATCCATGGCGGGGACGCATCACCTGTCACCCTGCCGCCGGTGTCGCCGGTTCACCGGACAAGACGGCTGTTGCTGGCGAACAGGTGCAAGCCTTTGTCGATGGACCGTGGGGCTATCGCCGCTTTCTCAACCATTGCGCCGATCTGGCTCAGCAGGCGGGGGGCGTGGACGCCTTTCTCCTTGGATCGGAGTTGCGCGGGCTGACCGGCATACGCGACGGACAGGATAGCTTTCCATTCGTCACGCATCTCTGCGCACTTGCCGCTGAGATGCGGGCAATACTCGGTAGCGGTTGCCAGATTACGTATGGGGCCGACTGGTCGGAATATTTTGGCTATCAGGCGCAGGATGGCAGTGGCGACCTGTTCTTCAATCTCGACCCGCTATGGTCGCATCCGGCCATCGATGCCATCGGAATCGACAATTACATGCCGCTTGCCGACTGGCGTGACAGTGATCTCGACGAAGGCAATCCAGATGGTTTCGAGACGGCTTATGATCTGGATGGTCTCACCCGCCAGGTGGTTTCAGGCGAGGGCTATGATTGGTATTATGCGAGTGTCGAAGACCGCGAAACCCGCAGGCGTTCGCCTATTGCGGATGGTCTGGCAGGCAAGCCGTGGGTCTATCGCTACAAGGACCTCGAAAGCTGGTGGAGCAACCGGCATTATAACCGCCTCGCAGGAGCCGAAGCTACGCAACCGACCGCTTGGGTGCCTCATTCCAAGCCGTTATGGTTTACGGAGCTTGGTTGTCCCGCCGTCGACAAGGGGCCAAACCAGCCCAATGTCTTTCCCGATCCAAAATCGTCGGAAGATGCAACGCCCTATTTTTCAAACGGGTCCCGTGCGGATATCGGTATGGATCGCTTTCTGCGTGCGCATTATCGCCACTGGCAGAACAATAATCCCGTTTCCCCACACTATGGCGGGCCGATGCTGGATGTGGACCGCATTTATCTCTGGTCTTGGGACACGAGGCCGTTTCCAGAGTTCCCACTGGCGGCCAATACCTGGGGCGATACGGAAAACTGGCGTCTCGGTCATTGGTTGAACGGGCGTGTCAGCGGCGTGTCGTTGGATGAGCTGATTGCTGGCATTCTGAGTGACTTCGGTCTGCCGGAAGCTGATTGCGCCGGTGCTGATGGCTATCTTTCAGGCTTTCTCATCAGTGAACCATCAAGTGCGCGGGGCGTTTTGGAACCACTTCTGAACGTCTTTGGCATTCATGCTTATGAACAAGCCGGGCACTTCGTGTTCAAAAGTATTGCGCGTGCGGGGCCAGTGCTTGAGCTGTCTGAATTCGTTCAACTGGATGATCGGGAAGCGCTCACGATTACCGTTGAGGATCAGGACGATCTGCCGTCCATAGCCGAGCTTTATTGCAACGATCCGCTGCGGGATTTCCAGATCGCTGGCGCATCGGTCCGCCGCGAGGAGGGGCAGGGTATACAAACACTCAGTCTTTCCGGGGTCATGGAACAGGGACAGGCAACGGCGCTGGCCGAAGCATGGATGGCGCGGCGCTATGCGGAACGGCGTTCGGTGGATTTTGCTCTGCCATGGTCGGTGGCCGCACTCCATGTCGGGGACCGTATGCGCCTTGGCATTCTGGGCGGCGGTGAACGCAATTATATTGTTACGGGGCTGGAAGACGGAGAAATCCGCACCGTCCGCGCAATCGCGCTGGCTCCGAACATCGCCTTTGCAGATCATGGTAAAACGCCGACCAGTCCCGGCGGTGGTCCGGCTCTCGATATGAAGCCGATCTTTCACCTCGTAGATCTGCCGCTCTGGCCCGGCTCGGAGGATGCCGTCGGACAATTCCGCATCGCCTGTCATGCAAAACCATGGCGCGGGGCGGCAGTGTTCGTCTCGCCTTCAGAGGACGGCTTTGCGGAGCGGGTTATTGTTCAGGACAGGGCAATCATAGGTGAGCTGACCGCTGCACTTGAAGGTGCTCCAAGCGGACGCGTGATCGAAGGGCAGTCGATGGAGGTTGCTCTTTATTCGGGCGAACTGCAATCGCGGCCAATGGCGCAGATATTGAACGGAGCCAACACGGCCCTGTTGCGCGCACCCGATGGCGAATGGGAAGTCTTCCAGTTTCTGGACGCAGAGGAAATAGGTTCTAACCGCTGGAAGCTTAGCCGCCTTTTGCGCGGTCAATTGGGAACAGAGCGGGCCGCATCGGTCAGGAAGGAAATCGAGACATCCTTCATATTGCTGGATAGCTCGATTGTTCCCGCTGGCCTTCAAGCTTCGGAAGCCGGACTTGAACTCAATTGGCGCGTGGGAACGGCAGGCAAGACTTTTTCGGATGACTACTTCGATACGGTTCGGTCGAGTGGCGGTATGCGCAGCCTGCGTCCACTCAGCCCCGTTCATCCAAAGATGGCGCGGCTCGCAAATGGCGATCTCTTATTCAGTTGGATCAGGCGTGGGCGGATCGATGCGGACGATTGGCTTGGTGAAGATATTCCACTTGGCGAGGAGCGCGAAGCCTATCGCATCGAAATCCGGCTGGATGGAGACGTGGTAAGAAGTATCCAGACTTCGGCGCCGTCATGGACATATGGATTATCCGAAAGACAGGCTGATCTCGGCGATGCTGCATTCCAGTTTCACGTCGCAATGATCGGTGCAAAGAGCGGGCCTGGCGATTACGCGCGTCTCGACATCTCGGCCATCATCAACTGAAAGGAAAAATTATGAACATTGATAAACCATGGTATCTTTCACGCACGGTTTGGGCGGGTCTTGTCGCACTTTTGCTCTCCCTTGCAGGCATGTTCGGTGTGGCAACCGACCTGATCGATCAGGGTGCCTTAACGGATGTTCTGCTGCAACTGGCGACTGCAATTGCCGGAATTGTTACGATAATCGGGCGTATCGGGGCAACTTCACGCATTTCATAATTTCACAAAGCGTGATAGTCAGAGGCAGATTTTTCCTTTGGGCCCGGAAGAGGAATGGTTGTTCATGCATCGTTCAGCTGTGGGGCGCTATAAAAGGCGGCATGATGAAACAATATTCTGCACTCAAAGTTTTCGCGCTTCTCGCGGTTAGTATTGGCTTGCTGCCGGTCGATGCCGGTGCCCTGCCGATGACTGCGCCGCAGAAGTCCAGTCTCGTCGTCGCTGCCGCCGGAGATTGTGCGGCGATCGGCGAACAAGTGGCTGCCCAGCAGGGCGGCCAACTTGCCAAGGCAACCGCCACGACTCAGAACGGTCGTCCGATGTGTGTAGTCGTGGTGCTTGTGCCAGGCCGCGATGGCGAGCGTCCGCGCCGTGTTGAAGTGGCCGTTCCCGCTCAATAA